TGATTGGGACGACGAGCACAAAGAACCCGTACCTATCACCGTCGATCCCCCAAGCGCCCACTCTAAAAAACAACAGCTGATTATGTCTGCGTTTCAGATCCCTGGTCTGCGCAAGATCTATGTGGCCTGCGGGACCAAGTATGGGAAAAGTTTAAGCGCAGCGGTCTGCGAGTCGCAAGCTGGACTAGGCAAACCTGGGACTAAGTGGAGGTGGATCGCTCCGATCTATGAGCAAGCTAAAGTCGGGATGGAATACTTCGACAAGCTCCTACCACCGCATCCCCACACCGAGTTTAGGGAGAACTCGATGCGCATCAACCTCCCGTACCTCGGCACCGAGTTTCAATTCTGGCACTGCAAAAGCCCGCAGTCGTTAGAAGGCGCTGGTATCTCGGGCAACATCTTCGACGAAGCTGCCAAGTGCTCCTATGATGCCATCGTCGCCGCGCAGACCACCGTTACATTCACCAAGGGCCCGCAGGGCTACTTCTCCACCCCGCTGGGGAAGAACTGGTTCTACCGCGAGTGCATGGAAGCCAAAGAGCATATGCGCTGGGCGATCAAGAACGGCAAGAACCCCGAGCGGATCTTCCTAACAGCGCCAACGACTGATAACCCGTTCATCGACCAGGCGGTGATCGAGGAGGCTCGCAGGTCCTTACCTGCCAGACTCTTCAAGCAATACTACTGCGCGGAATTTATCGACGATGGATCAGTGTTCATTGGCTTTCGAGACTGCATCCAAGGTGATCGGCTCGATGTCTATGGCTCGACACAGATTTGGGTAGCACCTAATGCCGAGAAGCTCGATGTGTTCTTAGGGATAGATTGGGCAAAAAAAGAAGACTACACTGTAATCACTGCACTTACGGTAGCACATGGTAAACCTGAGATGGTGGGCTTTCTTCGTTTCACGGGCGTCGGCTACGTTGAAGCGTTAAAAGAACTCTATAAATATATTAAGAAGTTTCATAAGGTCATTAATATAAAGCATGACAAGACGGGCGTAGGCGAAGCCATAGACGACATGATGGCGCAGCTCACCGTACCGTTTGAAGGCGTGGTGTTCACCAACCCGTCTAAAGCCGCGATGGTAAACCAGTTGATGATGGCATTTGAAACCAAAGAGATCACACTCCCCAACTGGCCCGAGATGATAGGCGAGCTGGAAAGCTATTCAGTAGTGACCAACGACCTGGGGAATGCTCGCTACTCGGCACCGACCGGCCTGCACGATGATATCGTCTCTAGCCTGATGCTCGCCAACTGTGCAGCACAGGAATACTCCACCGAATTTAGACTACACTTTCTCGAAGATCTGCCGAAGTCCAAGCTATCTGTTGATAAGTGGTATGCCGACTTGGCTTCAGATGAGGATCTATGAAGAGTAAACAAACAGCACCAAAGATCAGCCCGCAGTTTGTGCGCGAGCTCGGCAACCACGTGGAAAAATCCTGGGACAATAACAACAACTCTGGCAACGAGCTGTGGGCAAGCGAAAACAACGCTCGCCTAGATAACATGACGCTAAAATCCCTGTTCTTCTCTGAAGACTGGGTATTCATCATCATCGACTTGATCGCGTCCAAGATCAGCTCGCAGTCGCTACAAGTCATGACCACGGTGGGCAAGGGCAAAGACCAATCTATCGAGGTTGTGGCCGACCACCCCCTGACTACTCTCTTAGAGCAGCCCAATGAGTGGCAAGACTACTCGCAGTGGATGTATAACACCGCCGTCGAGCTGTTCCTTATGGGCAACGCGGTGATCTGGAGCGCACCAAGAAGCGGGCAGCTTATCACGCTGCCATCGGAGACGGTGGACTTGCAGCTAGACACTAAGGGGCAGCTGTCTACCTACTCGATGTCTACCTATGCCGACGACTCTGGGCTTAGGAACCTGCTAAGTAAGCAGATCTTCGACAAGAAGACGATCTGCCACGTGCGTAGGCCGAACCCGTCGAGTCTCCTCTGGGGGCTTTCGCCGTTTATCCCAGGCAATCGAGCTTGCCTTTTTAACCGCTACTCGCAAGACTACCTCAACGCCTTCTACCTTAAGCAAGCAACACCGGGCTTAGCGTTATCACTCGACCGCACTGTTAACGAAGATGTGGCTTTGCGTCAATTACGCAGCTTCGAGGTGGCGTATCAGGGCAGAAAGAACCAGCGGCGCACGTTGATCTTGCCCAAGGGTGTCACGGCGACGACCCTAACCCACTCGCTCAGCGACCAGAAGCTCCTGGAGCATATCGAGAAGAACCGCGAGACAATTTGTGGGCTACTTAAAGTGCCCAAGCACGAGCTCAGCCTGCAAAGCGCCGGATCTCTCGGCTCAGAAGAGTACAAGATTGCCATCAGAAACTTCTGGGAAGCGACCCTAAAGCCTGGGATGAAGTTCATCGCGGGCTCGCTGACCAAGTTCTTCCAAGAGCAGCTTGGCCCGGATGCCTTCTTTCAGTTCGACATCTCGGAGATCGAGTCTCTAAAGGACGACCTAAAGAAGAAGGCTGAGACTGCGGAGAGGATGCTAGCCTCGGGGCTCACGGTCAACGAGGTACGCCAGCTGGTATGGCAGCACGATGCCTCGACGGTAGTAGGCTCAGACGATCCCTATGTCCTGGTGCAGAAGGCTGCACCTGCCTTTGGTACGCCAGCTGGGGCCGCTATGCCGCCAGCCGCCGATGCCCAGAAGCTCCTGGCACCGAGCTCTAAGATCACCTTCACGCCAGCCATCGAAGAGTTTAGGGCCCAGGTCACCAAGCAGCTAGACGACGAGGCCAGCAGCACCATCGGCGAGCTCGGGCAAGCCGCCGTGAAGCTCTTGGTGGACATGACTTCTACCGCTATCGACGTGATCTTGGCGTCCAACAAATCCCTTGCGGCACCTAGCACCAAGGCTTTGCCCGAAGATGACAAGCTGGCACGCAAGATCGAGCGCGAGCTAGCCAGCGAGTTTGAAGAAGAGTGGCAAGCCCAGATAGAGAAGACTCTCAAAAAAAGCGTAGACTTAGGCTACGACCAACAGCTGCGCGTCGTTCTAAACGAGAAAGACCGCCTAGCTATCGAGGCTCTCAAGGCCAGAGACGCGGAAAAGCGGCGGTTGATACTCAGTGCTCGCGGGCTAGAGTCCTTTGACCAGATCAGCAAGACCCACACCGAGCGCATCATGCGCGAGATCGTCTCTAGTGTAAGCCGTGGCGACTCCATAACCGATACCATCAGGAGTGTAGCTAGGGCTTTAGGCACCCCTGGCCAGCTGACTGGCAAGGCCGAGACGATTGCACGCACCGAGACACTCACAGCGGTTTCGATTGGCCAAGCAGCGGCGATGAAAAACGCTAAGGAAGTGATACCTGGACTAAAGAAAGTTTGGTTAACCGCAGGTGATAACAGAGTCAGAGATAGTCACGCGGAACTAAACGGTGACACGATACCTACAGAAGAGCAATTTTCCAATGGTCTTAATTATCCTAGAGACACCGAGGCACTTGATCCTGCGGAGGTAATCAACTGTCGTTGCACGCTACTTATCATTCCCCCAGGGGAAACACTGGAGATCCCTAAATGAAAACGAAGCGCGTTGACCTGAATCTCAAGAAGAAATCCTGCGCGGAAGCCTTTGCCGTCAAGGAAGCAAGTGGTGGCGTTTTCATCGAAGGGTTTGCCAACAAAGCGACGATTGACCGTGGCGACGAGATCATTACTACGGATGCTTGGGAGTTAGATAACTTCAAACGTAATCCAATTATCTTGTTTAATCACGGGATGGATAGCCTCGGTGGTACACCTGTAGGAAAGGCTACTGAGATCAAGCAAACAGACCAGGGTTTATTCCTCAAGGTGAAGCTGTCCAACAGCCAAGCGCCAGGCATCAAGATGGTCAGGGACCTGGTGGAAGAACGCATCCTCAAGGCTTTCTCGGTGGGCTTTAACCCGAAGCAAAGCGACATGATCCAAATCGACGGCAAGGACGTGCGCCAGATCAGCAAGGCCGAGCTGTTTGAAGTCTCGATTGTCGGCGTGCCAATGAACCAGGACAGTCTCTTTGATCTAAGCGCTAAGTCGCTATCCACCAAGTCCTTCCACCAGCTCAAGGGCGACATCCTAAAGGCTAAAGGCGCAGCCGTGGCCCTAGAGATCGAAGGCCAGCTGGGGGCTTGTCCCTCGCGCAAAGACGCCATGGCCATGGTGGCTAAGATCCATGACATTGAGATGACCGAGCTCCTCGATATGCTAGCGGGCGACAGCGAGATCCCTGCCGAGGTAGCCGCTACGTTCAAAATGGCGATCAAGGCTGTGGACCTACAGCAGACCCTTCAGGAAGCACTATCAGCCCTGGCTGACGGAGCGGACGAAGCCGCAGTAACCACCAACCTGCTTGCAAAACTTTCACCTGACCAGGAGGACCCCGTTGAAGAAGCCGACCCAGCCGAAGAAGCCGACCCAACTCAAACGGATGCAGGAAAAGAAGGCCAAACGCCTATTGAGAAAGAAGCAGCTGACGCAGCAGCAGCTTCAGCTGCAAAGGAAAAAGAAGCTGCTGATGCAGCTAGCGCAGATGCTGAGAGGAAAGCCGACTTCCAAAAGTGTGTGAACGAGACTCTTCCGGGGCTCCTCGCTGACGGCATGGCGCAAGACGAAGCCACTGCTGCGGCCATTGCCAAGTGCCAAGAGTCAGGCAAGTGCCAGCTCACGCCCGAGTCGAAGGTGCAGGTCTACGCCGAGTTATTCGCAGCCCTCGACACCAAAGCCCCACCAGTCCTTAGTTTGATTGGCATTGCGTTTAAGACCAGCGAAGCAACTCAGATCGATCAGCCACCGACCACGGCGATCCAAACGGACAAGGGCGAGAGCGATTTTGGTAGCCCACAATTGGAGGCCACTAAACAGACCAACGTACTTTTGGGAGCACTAATAAACGAGATTCAGAAACTCTCCAATAAATTGGATGGTATATCTCAACAAAGCTCGGTACCATCATCAGATGTGACACCAGCTAAAGATCAAGGCAATTCTTCCGAAGCGGAAATTAATAAGTCTGCGGCTGAAGAAGACGCTAAGAAAAGACTAGATTCTTTGAATGTAAGGCTGAAGAGTCTAGGATTCTAAATAAAACATTACAAGCCGACAACATAGAGGAGGCTTTTTAGATGGAC